GTTAGGTAAGGAACCGCGCGGTTTCTTCCTCCCGTTTGATTTTATGGTCGCGGCCGGGCCTGCCCAGTTGGCTGGCCAGCGCGCACTGGAAAAAGGTGGAACTGCGTCTGGCGCTCAACTTGTTGCCACGGAAAAGCTTTCCGATTCCTTTATCGAAATTTTGCGTAACAAGATGATGGTTCGAGCTGCCGGTGCGACCATTCTCGGTGGTCTGGTCGGTGATATCTCTATTCCGCGTCAGACCGGTGGGGCGACTGCTTATTGGGTCGCTGAAGGAGCGAGCCCTACTGGATCAACCGCCACCGTTGGTCAACTGGCGTTGAGCCCAAAGACGGTGGGGGCTTATACAGACATTTCACGAAAGATGCTGAAACAATCCTCCATCGACGTCGAGATGTTTGTTCGCAATGATCTGGCGTCCACCATTGCAGTAGCGCTGGATGCTGCGGCGCTTCATGGAACTGGGGCATCCAACCAACCAACTGGTATTGTGTCGACCAGTGGAATTGGCGCTGTCTACGCGGGTGGGGCCGCGGCCAATGATACCAATGCAAATGGCGCTGAACTGGTTTGGGCTGACATTGTCAATCTGGAAACGGCAGTTTCGGTTGCAAATGCAGACCTCGGCCGTTTGTCCTATATGACGAATGCCAAAGTTCGCGGCAAGCTGAAGCAAACCGCAAAGGTTTCTTCATCTGATTCGGTCATGGTTTGGGATGTAAACAATTCGGGTAGTCCGCTGAATGGATATGCCTGTTGGGCTACCAATCAGGTGCGCTCTAATCTGACCAAAGGTACATCGACGAACTTGAGCGCGTTGATTTATGGAAACTGGGCGGATTTGGTGGAAGCGCTCTGGGGTGTGCTGGACATCTTGGTTGATCCTTATACTGGCTCGAACTCGGGTACAGTGCGTGTCAATATGTTCCAGGATGCTGACATCGGTGTGCGCCAGCCGGGTAGTTTTGCGGCCGTGCTGGATGCGAAAGCATAGTTTGTAGGAGCATTTCGCTCTTAGTGGGCTCCGGGTTATCCCGGAGCCTAATAAAAAGCAAATAGGTAAAGTTATGAAATTAAAGATCTTGCGCGGAGTGGTTGCCAATCATGGCGTTTGCAGTCCTGGCGATGTTATCGACATCTCGGATCAGGAAGCACGATTGTTGATCGGATTACAAGCTGCTGCCCTGTTTGAGCAGGCTGATGCTCTACCTGTTACAGAACAGGCGACCAATTACCAAATTGAGCAAGCTGTGGTCCAGCCGGGAGCGGAACAGGCAACTCAAAAGAAAAAAGAACGAAAGCAGAAGTCCAACGTTTCTACAGAAACGGCTTCGACTGACGAAGGGAAATAACCACAATGGCTGGGCAGGTTTTAGTTACCCCTCCATCTTTCGAACCGATAACGCTGGCTGAAGCGAAAGTACAATGTCGAATCGATCCTGATATGACTGAAGAGGATTCCTTGCTACAGGGGCTGATTCGTGCCGCGAGAACTGAGATTGAGGCGAAAACGAACCGGGCGCTAATGACGCAAACATGGAACTTTGCCCTAAATGCCTGGCCGAAAAATCGATCAATCGAACTCCCTTATCCGCCACTTCAGGCAGTGAATAGTATTTCCTACCAGGTTGGAAATGAAACCATTCTTTTGCCAAGCTCGGCATATCGGGTATCAACGATCAGCGTTCCTGGAAAAATCGTTTTAATCGATGGCTTCTCCTGGCCAACAGACAAATTGGTTGAAGTAGATGGTATTCAAATTGAGTTTATCGCCGGCTGGAATTCGGCTGAAGCAGTACCTGAACCAATCAAGTTGGCGATGAAGCTACTCATCGGTCATTGGTATGAAAACCGCGAGGAAGTGAGTGTTGGCGCTGGTTTATCTATGACGCAAATCCCGTTCGGAGTCGCCTCGCTCATATCTGACTACCGGGTATGGGAGTTTTAACATGCGCGCCGGTGAATTAAGACAACGATTGATCCTCCAGCAAAATCAACCAAACACTGGTTCGTATGGTGAACGGCTGCCAGATTGGGTCAGCCTGAGTACCATTTGGGGTGCTGTGAATCCGGTCAGCGCCAGACAGTTTATTGAGCAGCAGCGTGATCAGGCCGAGATCACCCATAAGGTGAAAATTCGCTTCCGGAGCGATATTAAATCAGGTATGCGGTTGTTATTTGGAACCCGAATATTACATATTGAGGGTGTCTTGAATACGGACGAGGCGAATCGAGAATTGCTCTTGATGTGCCGAGAGGTGATAAATGGCGGATGAACTTGTTGATTTCGAGGGCTGGGACGAATTAAATAACAACCTGGATTTATTGGCCAGTCTTCCGGAAGAGATCCGATTGGGTGAAAATGGTCGTTGAGATTGATAGTAAAGGAAACGCAGTGGCAAAAATTGGACCAGATGAAGAACACTGGTATTACCGATTTTATGAATTTGGTGCCACAGCTCACGAAATACAGGGAAAGCCATTGCTCATCTTCGAAGGTGAGAACGGCCCAGTCTTTTCTAAACAGGTTCAAAATGCAGGCGGGACACCGGCGGATCCATTTTTACGGCCAGCACTCGACAGCCAGGCAGATGAAGCCTCTCAGGCAGCCTTGAATATGATTTTAGAGTATGTGCGAGGCATAACAAATGGCAGCTGATGACTTTATAGATGTTGAAGATGGATTACCTTCTTTTTTGATGAATGACCCGGTTTTGTTCGATTTGGTTGCAGATCGAATTTGCCCATTAGTCATTCCACTAAATATATCTCGACCTGCTATTGCCTTTCAGCGGATCTCAACACCTACCCGCGAGATGGCTCATGATGGACCCGTTGGAAGCGCTACTGCAAGAATCCAATTGACTGCCGAGGGCCGAACGTATGCTGAAGCGAAGAGAATTATGCGGTCCCTCCGGAGACGTTTAGGTGGTTATCGAGGTATATGGTCAACAAATGATGGTCAGGTTGTTATTCAATCCATTCAGGTCAGTAATGATTCGGATGGCTATTCACAAACTGCTCAGATACCTGTGGTCCGAGCAGATGTATTTATCCAATATAAGGAGGTCTGAATGCCACAAGGCGCTTTTGGGGCAAAAGTCAAGATAAAGGTGACAGAGACGCTGACAGCGATCGCTCACCTGCAGGATATAGATGGCGTTACTCTGCGGAAAACATTGGTCGAGGCAACCGGTCATGATGCGGAAGATGGTTACGCTGAGTATTACGATTCTGGGAAACGATCGATCTCTCCAATCAAGCTGCTATTGGCCTGGGATCCCAGTTTGCCAACGCATGCTGCACTGGTTACGGGATACGCGGCGAAATCGCCAGTGGATTTTTCTGTCGAAGATCCGGATGCGACAGAGCCATTACAGTTCAAGGCATTTATTCAGGAGCTTTCACGTCAGTACAAGCAATCTGGTGTTTTTATGTGCCAGTGCACCATCCAACCAACTGGTAAGCCGACAACCGGAGTGTCTGGAGGTTAATTATGCCGCTGACTCGTTCTCAAATTCTCCAAATTGATGACCTTGAACGAGAAGAAGTTGATGTACCAGAATGGGGCGACACAGTAGTTCTCAGGACGCTCACTGGCGCAGAGAGAGCCAAAATGGTAGCGGGATTTCTCAAAGCCAGCCAGGCGGACCCTGATGAGAACCTTTATTATCATCTTGCGATTGCATCGATGTGCAACCCGAATGATGGTGCTCAATTATTTCCTGATCCTATAGACGTTCCGGTTGTTATACAGAAGAGCGGTGCGGCGCTGGACCACCTGGTCGGTCCTGCTCGTCAGTTGAACGGATATGTCTCACGGTTGGATCAAAAAAAAAGTTCGATGATAATTTCGAACACGAGTTCTGGTACATTCTCAGCATCGTAATGGGTATCCCGGTCGCCGAACTGCAGCAGCGCATTACATCGACTGAGTTCGGCGACTATTTGGAGCTTTATGAACGTCGTCCGTTTGGGCCACGATTAGCATCTCCTATGGAAGCAGAACAGCGGGATCCAAAAGATGTGGTCAGAGAATTAAAAAGTGCGTTGCGTATGGCGGAGGTTATGAATGGCTGAAGATGCTACCTTAGCCAAGCTGTTAATCAAGTTGCAGCTGGATATGTCAGATATGAAGGCAGACGCTGAACAGGCTAAATCCTCTAATGATGGCCTGCGCGATGCGATTAAGAACAGTTGGACAGAACTCAAATCCCAATATGACATGGTTCAGGAATATTGGGGCATGATCCAGCAGGGACTTGATGCTACCGTTGGAAAAACCGTCGAATATGCTGGCCAGGTGCGCACATTGATGCGTGAGGTTGGAGCGTCAGCCGAGGATGCATCCAAGCTCATTCAGGCTGGTGATGATGTTGGTATCTCTTTCCAACAAATCGAAGCAGCCATGCATGCAGCCATTCGTAATGGTATTCAGCCAACCATGGAAAACATGGAAGTGTTGGCCGATCAATATGTTTCAATTCAGGATCCAGTGGAACGAACCCGATTCCTGATGGAAAACTTTGGAAAAACCGGCGCAGAACTTGGGCCACTTATGGAACAAGGGGCTGCGGGAATTCGAGAAGCGGGAAAAGCAGCTGAAGAATCGGGTTTGGTGATGGATGAAAAAGCCGTTAAGGCAGCTCGCGAATATGAGATTGCTATGGATAATCTCAACGATACTACGTCATCATTAACCATGACTATCGGTAATACTTTGATCCCAATTCTGACGGAAGCGGCTAATACTGGTATGTTACTGCTCAACTGGAACAAGAATATGGATGCTGCGCTGAATGAGCACAACGATCATATGATCCAGGTGGCAGGAAGCTATGATGAGTATGTCACCGAGATGAACCGCGCTGTTGCGGCTACCGGGTATTTCATCAACGACTCTGGCGATTATGTAGATGTCCTGGGTACTGTAATTGAGAAAAATTTCCTTTTATCTGAATCAGCCTTTAATGTTGCTCGATCCCAGCAAGATACGCGAGATGAAACGGATAGCCTGCGCACGGCATTTCAACAACAAAAAGAGCCGGTTCAAAATCTAAAAACCGCTTATGAGGATTTGAAGCCGTCTGTTGACTTGGTTTTATCTTCCACTCAGGAATTAACCAAAGAGATGCTATTCCAAAAGGCAGCACAGGATCTGGATGCAGATGCTGCGCTTGAACTGGGACGTCATATGGGCGTCATCAATGAACTTTCCTATACGATGCAGACCAGCCTCCAGAAACTGCGTGAAAAGTACGATAGCAATAAAGATGGGATAATTGATGCAAAAGAAGCGGCTGGTGGGTATACCGACCAGGTCAAAAT